CTTCGGAACCAAGTAAAAAACCTGCCATATTTAACTACTCTATATATACTGTATACATAGATTCGTTCATTCTATTTTATACGCTAAGGGTTTTGAAATGACACCCTAAAAAGGAGACTCATTACAAATCTTTACTGGTATAAAAATATAAAATTGATTAATAAATAACACAACATACTGTACATACAATATATAGTGTTATGTCGCCAATGAGATTCATTAAATCGCTTTCTATCTCTATTCCTAAAAGAGATTACATTCCTACTCGGAATCAGGAAATCGAGACTATAAGGAATATAATTAGATTCTTCGATAATGAGACAAAAAATGAGAATAATTGTTGTAAAAGTATTGATTGCAAATTCTCTTTAGATAAGTCGTACTGTACAAGACCCAAATGTATGTATTTCCGAGATGACAAAATGATGAATCGAGACATTCGTGTAATCATTTCTTGTACTCCTTTACCATTTCCACCATTTTCTCGCTAGTTTCTTCAGAAAAGGTGTCATCACTTCCACCCGTTTTCTTATTATGTCTTCCACGTATAATTTCCATTACTACTTGATTCATTTGGTCGTGTGTACCTGTAAGTCTAAGCCATTCTCCTGTTTTAATATTAAATAAATAACTGTTTTTTTTCGCGTGTTCTGCACGTGTTTTAGAGGAAGACAACATATTGTACAACCAAGTGTAAATAATAATTTGTAGTTTATGTTCGAAAGAGAGTTCGCTGGTACATTTCAGTTCCCAGATAGAATCAGTGGTCATTAAATCTACTCGTGCGTTGAAACCGTACAATATATCTTCGCCTTCATCATTTTTCCCTAATGTTTTACGGATTTCTTTGTCGATGTAATGGTGATCTAAATCGGAATTACTAGTGATAATAGTTCTTTCTGCTTGCCAGTCACTATTTCCTTTACATTCCGCGCCTACGGCGCGGTCCATTCTCTCGAAACATTTATCTACAGTACATTGAGACAGCCAATTATATTCATCTCTTTGTATTTGATTCAAACGGCTATATAATTTCTCGCCAGAGGCCGTCAAGATATTGGCGGTATAAAGGTAATCTCCTATTGTCTCGCAAGGTGTAGGCATATTGCGCACGTGTTTCCACAGAAATGGATGTTTTCCTTCTCCAATATGTTTCATATTTTTATTTACAATATCCTGTAAAACATTCTCGGTTTCACCTCGAATGTGGTCGTAAAACATTATAGGAATGGTGACACCATTTAGGTCGCTTATGTCTTCATAATTTCCGTCTCGTGTCAGTATCATTGGTGAAATATCAAGTGTATCTTCTTCAGTGATTTCAGTTTCATTCATTGAGACAAACATATCCTGTACAATAGGTGTGATAATATCGAGAACATGTTCTGGTATGAATTTGATAAGTTCAGTCGGCGATTTATGTATCCTTTTTCGTGCTTTTGTAGCTCCGCCTTGTTTTACTGGTGCAAAACTAAGTGGGTCGCCTTGGAATTTTATGTACGGTTGTTGTTTCATTTGATGGTGATTTTGGCATAAGAACGGCATTGGTCTCGATTCATACACATCTTCTTTACCTTCCAGTACATACATCTCTTCCGTCGCACGTGTGCACGCTACATAGAAGGTAGACGGACACGCGTTTTCATCCAAGTCTCGCCCCATTGTTGTAAAATATGATTTATCAAATCCGAACACGAAGACGTATTTTCTTTGACGTCCTTTCACAGAATGGAATGTACTGAACACTAGTTTACCGTCAATCACACGTGGGTCCAATTGTTCTTGTGTCTCATCGGAAGGTATGAAGCAAGGTACACCACGTTCGCAAAGTGAGTTTTCGATTTCTTTCATTTTATAATCACTTTTTACAGAACCACTGAGACAGAAGAAGTCAGAGTATTTTGCACCGCATTTCTGTACAAGATTATTGATAATTGCAACGATGACGTTTTGCGATTGCCATTTGTCCAGACGCATAAATCTGACAGGTGGTCCATCACGGCACGCCAATAGTCGGTTTTCGCCTAACATTACGTTATTTACGAAGGCCGCCATTTGGTTGGTTATTCGGTATGAAGTTTTCAATGTACAGTACACAAATGGATATTCTTGTACAATACGCGGATGATAATTCCAGCAATCGGTGGCCATTGTTAAGAATCTTTCATCAGAACCTTTAAACCCGTACAAACCCTGCATTTTGTCTCCAAGTACCATAATTTGTAATTGATGTTTTCCAGGAATATCAAACATGAATTTGATGGTTAATTGATAGTACAGTAAAGTCATATCTTGTGCTTCATCGATTACAATTATACTGTACAATGGAATGTCATAAAATGGTTTCGATTGTTGTCTCAATAAATCTCTTATACCAGTATCCGTATGACCATCATTTGAATAATATTTTTTTGCGATTGAATGATAATTATATACATGGATATTTGTCAATCCTAGCTCTTTCACTTTTGTCTCCACTTCTACTCTTAATTGTTTATTGTACGTTATCATAGCGAATAATTGTTTTGGACACGCCATTGCACACGCCATAATAGTTGTCGTCTTTCCTGAACCAGCACACGCATCTACTATTACGTGATTACCACCTTTTAATTGGTCGATCACATATTGTTGTTCTGAACTAGGAGCATTCATATTTTATAGGTACTGTATGTAGGGGGAAAATGTTTATGTATGTTTTGTAGGAGGAAAAAAGGTTTTCAATTTTCTGAGTACAGGAGGATTTCTTCGGGAGGGGCCAAACACTTTTTTCAGTGTTAAGGTAGTTCACATAATTTAATTCCCAACTCACAAAAATGAGATTCTGCCATATATGCGATTTCGAGACACCGAAGCAGTCGACATTGTCGATGCATATCACCATGAAACACGGTACAAAGAGAGCACACAAATGTCGTGATTGTGGAAAGTCATTTAGTGCTCAAACCCAATTAAATCATCATCGTATGAATCATCATTCGAGACAGCAGCATTTGTGTATGCATCCAGACTGTACACACAAATTCAAGAACCCAACCACTCACAAAGTGCACTATGTACGCCGTCATATGAATAATAAGTCATTATTTACTGTACAAGATGATAAAGTGACATCTCGGTGCAATATTTGTGACGAGTACTTCAAGAAAGATTCGATTTATTATCATTTGGCAACATGTTCTTCTGAATCCCCATTCTCTCAAAATTATTGTGGTCCTTGTCTCGAACAAGAAACACTTTTGTATGTGTCAGATGATGAATCAGATGCAGAACCTGAGAAAGAACCTGTTGTAAAGGAATCTATAGTCGAGGAATCTATAGCCGAGACAGATTCTGAATGTGTCTCAATGGACTTTGACGATTTGGAATCCATTGATGGTGATATGGCAGGTGACATATGTCGCGAAATTGGATCACCAATGCCTGTCGCAGAAATAGAAGCAAATGATGACAATGAATTAGGAGATTTATTGAATAAGGTTATGGATATCGATTATTTGTCTCAATAGTATAAATAATCTACTGTACCAATGTATACAAATGAGACAAACAATACAAACATTGTAATCGACACTGCTAAATGAATTGGCATACTTTGTTGTACTATATAATAGATTTGTCTCAAAATTCAATAATTCTGTAAAATAGAAATGTTATGATCACATAAATAAAAATCGAATAAATGAGGATTTTCTTTAAAAAGTAAATACCATATATTGACTTCCCACATAATATGATTTTTTTCGGTAATAATTTGGATACATTTTTGTTTCATTAAATCGGCGAATGAGACAAGGTAATCGGCGTGTCCGCCGAATATAGAACCAGCAAAAAACCACGCCACTTGGTGATAAATATCATTGTACAGTGGTTCGTTCGGGTCAATACAACTAGCAATTCGTACTGTAGAATAATAGTGCCCAGATAACTGTACAATCGATTGTCTCAACTCCTCTTCGTCTTGAATCATATGATAAATACCGAAATCAATCCACGTAAAATTCGTTGTGTTAAATGGATTCGTTTGTACTGCACGACGAACCCATTCTGTTTTATGACACTGTACAAACATATATCCAATTGTATCTTTCAAAGGATTGTTTGTCTCAACTTCATAATTCGTTATTTGAGACAAATGGTTGTATAAATAGTTTTCATGCTTTTCGAAAATAATGAAATGCGTTTTTGGATATGAGTCGAGACAATATTTGTAATACGAATCATATATGTACTGTTCTATAAAAATTATCGTCGGAATGTCGAGCGACAATAACTTGTTTCCATACTGTAAATAAGTATCATAACTACGGAAATCAATGTTATTTACTTTCGTTATGAAGGCAGTCACAATGGTCGTTTGAGACATTATTATATGTGTTACACAATCCTCTTCTTATATATTTTTATGTACTGTAAAATATCTATCTTGATACAGTAAATAAATGGATGATTATTTTTTAGGTGTACGACGACGTCTTTTTAATGATTTCTTCTTTGGCTTTTTAGATTTCTTTGACTTTTTCGATTTACGACGAGAACTACGTTTACCACCTTCTTTTGGGTCTTCTGATGTGTTTGATTGTTCTGATTTATTTGTTGGTTCTGGTTCTGGTTCTGGTTCTGGTTCTGATTCTGGTTGATTTTTATTCGCTTTGTTCTAATTTTTTGATCATTGCATGTGCAAATGGAATTATTTGTCTATTTGGGAAGTTTTTCATAGGGTCGGTAGCTAGCATTTTTTTAAACCATTCAAACTTTTCAAAAAAGTTTTCATGTCTATTTACAGATATTGTAATATACAATTTCCATATATTATAATTTATCTTCCATTTCGGCTAAACTACAACCCATATTTCAAATAATTCGGATTTTTTTCTTTCTTATATTGAGACACAGCTTTTCGCGAAATAGGAACAAACTCTTTTTCTCGTGACAATCCAGTATCATATGTTGCCAATGCATCCCCGTACACCATTTTTACGTCATATCGTTGAGGTAATTGAAACAATCGGTCTTCATCGACAGAAGGTGTCAGCATTACATTCGTATATTGTTTATTCGCCAGATAATTACTTGAAGAACGGTCAGGAAAGAATTCAGCATTCAATGCGCGTCTTTTTTTCATTTCTAAATAATCTCCGCTCGTGGCATTTGTTGTCATTATTTCAAAGTATATATACAGTAGACAATTATATTGTACATATAATAGAGTGAGACAAATGCCATTAGACCCTAATTTCTCCACTGCAACCGACTATTTCTTTTACGGTAGACTGAATGATATACAAGGAGATTCGAATATGAGTGTAGAATTGGATGAAAATGGTGACCCCTGTATGTTTCTCGGAAAGTATATTGAATCGAGACACTTTATTCAAGGGTCTTACTGTAAGGAGTTGGGTTGTGCAGTTTTCGAAAATGGTAGTGTTAACTCGTCGAATTTCAAACATATTGTAGCAATAGATGTTCCAGCGCCTCCAACGGTTACTATCAACAAAAGGAAATATTGATATACGATTTTTCTCTAACATCAGATGTCTCATATTACAGTAAAAAAATGGCGAAACATAAAATCCAAAAGAAAACCCCGAACACGCCTCTAAAAAGAGTGTGTGTCAAGGAAGAACCACCAAAGGAAGAATCACCAAAGGAAGAATCACCAAAGGAAGAACCAAAGGAAGAACCACCAAAGGAAGAACCACCAAAGGAAGAACCACCAAAGGAAGAACGAAAGGTGGAACAAACGGAAGAACCTATTGCAGAATCAAAGGTGGAACAAATGGAAGAACCTATTGCGGAAGCGAAAGAGGAACAAAAAGAGAATGCATCATTGGTGTCTCACGAAGACAACCTATTCGAACAAGAGACACAAAAAGAGGACGAAACATCAACGGACAACATTTTCGAAAAGGAGACACAACAAGGAGAAGAAGAGGAAAGTCAATATCAGTATCCAACAGACAATGAAATCATTGACCTTACAGGAGACAATTAGGAACTTAAGAATATACTGTACATAATACGTGTTTTTCATAAATCATATACGGTATTAACTGTTAAACAAAAGGAGTAATCATGGTCATCCATATTGATTGTTCTTCCAAACGCATCAAGTAGTCTAATATGTAGTCGATTAATATCAATAGGTCCAAAGTATTTTCTAGGTACTGTAACAATAGAAATGGGTTCTACTTTTGAGTGTACAGAAAGTGTCTCAAAATGTTGGAATCCAATTCGCGCTAATATAGAAGTTGGCATAGATATTTGAGAGAAAGCAGGTTCAAAGCTATGAGAAGCCCTATTTTGAAAATCATCGATGGACAGAAAAAAGTAAGACAAATCGAGAAATGGATTTGGTACAGTTTCGCTCAAATGTTCTGTACTATTTTCGTATAATCTACGTGTAAATCCTAACATCCGCCCCATTTTAGCAAAATAATTTGTACGGTTATCTATATTTCCAGTAATATTCACACGAAAATTCAACTTGATATCTTTAATTTTTTCAGCATATTCATCACAATTACATGTGGTGGTCAATATTAGTTTCCCAGTGTCTTCAGGGTCCATAATAAATTCAATAAACAAATAAGGAGTATGTTCTTGTTGTGCAAACAGTACATTAAATGCGTCAATTAATTGAGGTAAAGTATAGTAACCATCGACTAATGTAAACATTTGGGAATATTCAGAATTTTCAGTAGAAATTCCCACAAACAAATAATTATTTCCAAGAGATTCCGAGACATTAGGAATAGAACCTGGTGCGATTTCGAAAGAAGTGCATTCAAGAGAAATAACTTTAGAAATACGATTCGGTAGAGTTACTGTAAAATCAGAACTGGAGGTAGAATAAGGATTTGTACGGAAACGAGTATCAATCGAAATACATCTTTTTAATGTACGAGTATCAATAGGATTAAGAGTCCCAGGAAAGAATTCACTGTGCTGCGTATAAGTAAAAGACGTTTGTTTAGGTTCGATCAATTCATCTTTACGGGTGATTTGTGGCATATGGTAAACAGGATATTGTACAGGTGGTACGTCAGATGACGTTTGATTATTGGAAGGCAGACTGGTGTGCGGTTTAGGTTTTACCACTTTTTCGTCGATTAAAATGTCTCGTCCTTTCTGTAAAAATTCAATGAGGTCTCGTTTCAAATGTTTTGCGATATGTCCTGTAGAGAATAATAATTCTTTGATTTGACTGACTTTTGCATCGATTTCACTTACAGTATATGTGGGTTTCCCAGGTAAATTAAAGAATGATTCTAAATCCGAGACATCATAATGAGTTATATCTAAATCCAATTCTGACATTTTCCCTTTATAATATGTTTACAGTTTTTGTAATCTGTTTTTTAGACATATTCCGAGATATATTAAATATAGACGAATAATATAGTTTGAACTAGGTGAAATGTCATTGGCTACACTAAAAAGGAAAACCAAAGCGAAATACAATAATGTAAGTACAAATACAGATGGATTTTCAATCAATGGTATCCACCGCAATCAAGGATATGTGGGACAATCCTCTGTGGGACGTGCATTGTCTCGTGCAATTGGCTACGAAGGAGACCTCAAAGGTCATGGTGGGTGTTGCGGTAAATACACGAATGGTCCAGTATTGAAGTCAGGTGTCGTACAAATAGAAGCGACTGGTAAAAAAATGGTGAAATCTTCTGTACTGTCTAGTAGAGGAGTTTTGTCAAAGAAACTTAGATGTTGTGAGACAACGTGGAAATCAGGTAGTGCACAGAATATGAATACGCAAGGTGATTATTTGGAGTACAGGAAACAAATCGCACTACAAGAATGTAATGAAGAAGAAATAGTTGCTGATGATAATGATGTTTGCAGTAGTTTGGATGCTTATGACAGTAATACAGGATATAACCCATACAATGTTGTAAAATATAATGATAAAGTGTACAGAGTGAAAGATAGTGAGTATCCTAGTTTGAATTATTCACCAACAGATACGAGTGATTGGGAAGAAGTTGGTCAATGTTCTGACAAGGGTTTGTATATTGTAAGTGTTAAAAAAATCAATGAGACAAACAAATATATTTTCAATAATGAGAAAACTATTGCGGCACCACCACTTATTATTGACGCAGGTATGACGTATACATTCGTTACGGAGACTGATGCGACTAGTCATCCGTTTAGAATAAAAGATGCAATAACTGGTACAGATGTTGGTGTTCTTTCATCTGGTGATACAATACTTACGTGGACACCATTGTATAGAGGAACGTATACATATTACTGTAATAATGACGTGAATATGGGTAATAAGATTACGGTATTAGGTGAAGTAAAACGAGAAGAACGAAACAAATGTCACGACAAAAAGTGTAATATTACGAAAGCAGAGGAGACATTCATGTCAATAACACAAGGAGAATATATTATGAGAAAGAGAAACAAGTGCCCTGATTTAACAAAAGAAGGAATGTATTTTATCCATTCAAATGGACCAGGTATTGTATGTGCAGGTGCATCAACATAAAAAATTGAAAACAAATGTATAATTAAATGTAAAAATATAATTATACATAATCATTATTATGACAAATGAGACAAGAATGGAAAAACTTACATTAGAAGAACAGTACATAAAATCACTTACAGAAAAGGAGTACAAGGCGTATTTGATTGCGAAAGACCACATGAAGACACTATTCAATATTTCAAAAACGAATGGATTTTTGAAATGGAAAGAGAAACAGAAACTGTAAAAATTATACTTGTTTCTTTTCTAGGTCTCTTTGTCGCTTAAATTCTGCATACGTATCTGGTACAGATTGTGAGAATAAAGATTTAAATCCATATGTATTTGCTGGTTTTATAGGTTCAGGTTTGATTATTGAAGTCCATAAAGATGTTTCTTCTTCTACTTCTTCTTCTTCTTCCTCCTTTTCAGATACTGTAAACACATCTTTTTTCTCAAGCATTTGTTGTACAGTATTTGGGGACGATTCATTTGATTTTTCATAATCTTCGATATCAGAAAGATTCACAGGAATTCCGTATTCACTTTTTTCGATTTTATCGACATAATCCTGTAAGAATGGTACTGTACATAATCTACCTTTGTACTGAAATGTGTTTTTATAAACGAGTTCTTGGGTAGTTCTGTTTTTTTCAGACTTTTCTTTTTTCGCTACATTTTCAAATATTTTGCGTTTTTGTTTAATAAATGGTGCGCCTTCAAAATTTATACCCATTTTTTCTTTCTTTTCTTTTTTCTTTTGAAGTTCTCGTTTCTCGTGTTCTTCAGCGGCGATAGTAAGCGGTGACTTGTAATCAGCAGGTAGAATAGTAGTATCAACAAAAAAATCAATACAACGATATTCAATTACATATTTTATTGCTACAGCGGTAATGATTTTAAATGACAATTGCTTATCACAAGTATATGCGAATGCTTGTTTATATGCGTCATAGTACATTACAATATTGCCATCAGGTGTATCTTCGATTAAAATATTTGTTTTCCACCGTTTTTCGATTTCGTTACCATCAATAAGTAATTCGTTTTCTAATTCTTCTGGTTTATAAAACAATGAAGACACGTTAGAATTATATGTAGCGTGAAAAGAAGGTTTTTCAAATATATCAGAAAAGACTTTTTTTGCGTTGTTAATGTAAATATCAGATTCCGATTCTATTTTTTTGGGTGAAGATGGTGGAGATTCTTCAGAAAAATAATATTTGTCAACAAAGTATATAGGGTATAACAGTACAAATAATTGTGCCATAAAAGTTAACATTTTGGTAATATCATCCCAAGATTCATAATAAAAAAATCGACTTAATTCCATTTGTGTTGAATGAATACTGTAAAGATAATATTTGTACAGTATTCATTTTTTTATATTTTTATTTAAGCATCTCTTAATTCAACGAGTTCGGCTTCTTTCAACCTTATATCGTACAAATCCTTTATTTCTTTTTCCATAAGTGGCACTTCGATTCGCTCATAATTCTTGTACGGGTTATCAGGGTGCAAGCATATCAAGAACATTCCGACTACTTTTTTGTCATATTTGTGTTCCAAGAACATTTTATAGATATTCAACTGTAAGGCATAGTGCCAGAATTTGGTATCAGGTAAATGAGATATACAAGGTGTTACTGCGAACTTGCCATAAGGGCATTCGTGTGGTATTTCGTTACAGCGTTTCCAATCGTAAATAAGAAATTCTCCTTTTTCGTTTTGGAATAACATATCGATAGAGCCAGACATTTTGAGTTCTTCATAATATACCATCCATTCTGTACGATATGGTTTCAAATTAGGATAATCTTTTACGAAATTCTGGAAATATTGGTATTCGATACTACCATTTTGTACTGGCCAATCATTATAGAAGCACTCAATATCGTAATGCAATTGTGTTCCTTTTGTAGAGGCAGAATCTCCATTTTTTCGCCACATTGTAATGATTTCATCTTTTGTCATTTTGTAATACTTATAATTTGGATCACTATGAACGCGTTTTCCATTTACAATATTAGTTGCGATTTTCTCTGCATCAAATGCGGAGAAATGGTGATGATTCCACGTTGTCACAGAGGTATAACCTAACTTACCGTGTACAGTATAAATATGTGGTCCTTCATCAAAGATGATATGTTGGTCACGTTCGTGTATATTTTTCTTGGCCAAAGTATCAGGTACAGGTTTAGATGCTGACATTATAGAGAATAAGAACTGTAAATAAATTATGTAAAAAAGGTTTATGTGATTTTACGAAATCAATTTTCTATGTTTCTTCCTCGATATTATCAAATGAGAGTACTGTTTCTTCAAAGTCCTTGTTGATACTTTCACATATATTGTTGTATATTTTATTAATCTGGTACATTTTATTGGGAATGGTCATCATTTTACTGGTATTATCCATATCTTTTTCCTGATTTGTCTCAGTTGACATAATAATGTCAAGGTGTTGACTTCTCCATTGTAAATATGCACGCTGTAATTTGTACGATATTATGGTGACCCCTTTAATGTAATCTTTTTTGTCACACATGTGCCAACAATTTGTCTCATCTTTATTTGTACTGTACACATACAATATGTTTTTGCGTTGTTTAAATGAGTATAATGGTAATATAGAATCTTCTTCTTGATTGATTTTGGTTTGCAAGCAATTAGAAATCGTTTCCAATAAGGTTGTGCGCAATGCATTTTCAAGTATTGTAGGTGTTATTTCGATACTCTTTAACCATTGTTCATAAGTGGTTTCAGGTTTTACAGTAGAATTTAACCATTTTAGTACTGATATGCGCTGTTGGCGTTTCAGTCTTTGATTTTCCTGTTTTACTACGGTCATTTCACGTTTTAAAGTGGTAACTTCGTGTACAAGTGTTCTCAGCATTTTGTCTCGTTCTGTATCTGTTAATCGTTTTTCGAAAGTATCACCTACTCTTCCATTTTCCTGTAAAGATTCTTTTAACCATTTGCACCACGAGGTGTGACGATTTAATGCGGCCTTTGTAGTGAAGTCCCTCAAACATAATGTACATTTATATTTTTCACTCATTGGTATATTTATTTTATGATTATTACTGTAAAAATATGTGAAAAATCAATTTTCTGTAAATGTTTGATTAATTATTTATATAAGGTAATAATATAACAAATTATTCATATTACTGTACATACATTATGAGTAATACAATGACTACAAAGGAGACAAATATGTTTATGAATGGTAAATTGAAACAGCAAGGAAGTCACATGATTATGACGAATGTATACAAGCAAAGTCGTAAGAAGTATATTAATATAGATTCACGTTTTCAAGATGGTTATCAGACTGCAAGAGAGCGTCCATTAGCGAGTTTTACATATACATTACCTAGTATAGTATTTGACGTGAAAAGTATTACTGCCAAAGTGGTAGAATTGCCACATAGTTTTTACAATTTTTCCAAATCGGCAAAGAATACGTTTGTCTCGATTAATGATACAATATGTGCAATTAATGATGGATATTATGAGACTTTCTCGGAACTTGACGAAGAAGTAGAACAACTTTTTACGAATTTGAGTTTCAATATAGATGATAAAACATTCAAGACAACGATTACAAATAACACTGGTTCTCCAGTAATATTAAAATGGAATGTAGATGAAGATGGTACGTTTGATAAATATAGTTTACGGTCAAAATTAGGATGGTGTCTCGGTTTCCGTGAACCTGAATATACTATTAATGATGGTGAACAACTTACATCGGAAGGTATTGTAGATATTAGTCCATTTAAGTATTTGTATTTAGTGGTGGACGATTTTTTGAAAAGTAATCCAAGTTCGTTTACGTCTCCTATGTCAGATTCTCTAATGAACAAAATGATTTTGTCTCGCATTTCTGTAAACTCTAATTCATTAATGACTGGAACTTTTGGTAGTACAATAATATCAAATGCGGCATATAACTTGGTCTCAGATACTCGTACATATATTGGTAAAACGAATTTACAAAGAATGAAAATAGAATTGGTGAATGAATGGGGTTATATTATGGACTTGAATTATATGCCATTATCGTTTTGTTTGGAAGTAGAATATGAGTAAGAAATGAAACCCAGAAAATTGATTTTTATTTTATTAATAATAAGTTTAAACATATCTTATTATTATTGTACTGTATAAGAATGTTAGAATTATCGATTGAACAACAATGCGCTCTACAGCAATTCGAAGAAGGACACAATTTATTTGTTACAGGTCCTGCGGGCACGGGTAAATCGACCATTGTAAAAGAATTTATAAAATCGGCAGAACGCCGACATAAAAAGATGCAAGTATGTGCAATGACAGGTTGTGCTGCTATTTTACTTGGTAAAAGTGCACGAACGATTCATTCATGGAGTGGAATTAAAATAGATAATGGTACAGCAGCAGTAATACTCCATAGAGTACTGAAAAATGACAAAAATTTCGCGAATTGGGAAGACGCGGATATACTGTACATAGATGAAGTGAGTATGATGTCCCATAAAATGTTTGAACTTTTGGACGATATTGGTAAATCCACTCGAAATTGTAAGAAACCATTTGGTGGATTACAAGTGATATTTTCGGGTGATTTCTATCAATTGCCTCCAATCGGAAAACCAAATGAACCGTCTTCTGGAAATTTCTGTTTTGAATCTCCTAGATGGAATAATGTGTTCACATTGGACAATCATATTGTACTATCCACCATTTTCCGACAAAAGAATCCTGAATTTCAAGAAGTTTTAGGTGGTGTTCGTACAGGAAATATGACCAAAGAACATATCCAAATCTTGAAAACACGATTGAAGGTACAGTACAATGAAGAAGAAAATCACGGTTGTTCTCTTACAAGATTAGTGCCTACTAGAAAACAAGCAGATTATATTAATGAGACAACTTTTGCGAAGATAGATGAACAGTGTTATGAGTTCAAAATGTTAGAGAAACCAGACTGTACAACTTATATGGAGACAGGTCAACCATTGTCGAAAGACGAGTTATTAAAATGTTCAAAAATGACTATAAAAATGAAGATGGATGAATTCAAAATGTTGAAAACAAATGCACCGTGCAGTGAGACACTTCAGTTGAAAAAGGGAGCAACAGTGATGTGTTTAGTGAATTTCAGTATGGAAGAAGGTATTTGCAATGGTTCTATTGGTACAATTAAAGGGTTCAACATAAATGGACACTTCCCAGTGCCCATTGTACAATTTTCAAATGGTGTTGTAAAAGAAATCAAACTGAAATATTGGCAATCACAAGATTACCCAGCTGTTGGTATAGCACAGGTTCCATTATGTTTGGCGTGGGCGATTACGATTCATAAAAGTCAAGGGTCTACTTTACCAATGGCGCAAATCGACATCGGTGGGAGCATTTTCGAATGTGGTCAAAGTTATGTTGGATTGTCTCGTGTACAGTCATTGGAAGGTGTTTATCTTTCGGGGTTTAATCCGTACAAAATTAGAGTGAACCCAAAAGTAAAGAAATTTTATGAAAGTATCCCTCCAGTAGAATATGAGTACGAATCAGAGGAAGAGGAAGACCCGAAAAAGACTGACGTAAAAAAGGTCGATTTATATGGAGTCGGAGTCGGAAATAGAAATGACAGCCAAGAATTATCATTTGAGGATTACAGTTACCAAGAATCGACTTCAGACCCTACTGTAAAATTAATAGCTGTATAGATTTTCATCAAAATTCACAAAAACTAATATTATTTTTTTTGTAATATTATTAGTTGTTTTTACATTTTTGATAAATAATAGTACAATATATATACACCATAATCCATGTTTTCCACATCACAACTGGATTTAAATAAGTATCATCACGTGTTTTTCCAAGTGGATCCTGCAAATCCTAAGGTATTAACCACACACGTGTATGATAATGATCGCACACCTTTAGGTACATTTGATGTGTCGTTTGGAGACAATAATATAGTAGACTTACTTACAACAATTGATCAAAACGGTGCAAACCCGTATGTAATTGGAACTAGTCACGCGGGTACAAAAAAAGTAAACATGGATTTAGCATTTTTTGGACTGTATAATACTACATTGACCGCTGCAAAACACGATTTATTTATGGAAGAAGTCAATTCTACTTATTTAGAACCTCATTCAGAATCCACTGTTTATATGGTTACAGTCGTCGATGGTAGTTTTAACATCAATGGTAATTATGAACCTTTTTTCAGATTATCAAATGGGTATCACGTATTTGACCAAAGAGACAGTACAAATAATGGTCATCCTTTGCTAATTGGTACAGGTGAAGATGGTACCCATAATGGACATTCAGAATACACTGACAGTGCAGTGAAAAATGGTATACCTGGTTCTCTTAATGCATATACATTAATTCATCTCACATTTGGTACACCAGGAGGTTTACATTATTATTGCGGAAATCATCCAGGAATGGGTGGTTCTTTTTCTGCATTAGAGAAATCTTTTTTCGTCAAAGTGGTCACCAATATTCTTGGTCAACTTGTATTTTCCTTTTCCAGTACACAAACTGGCATATATTACAATCAAGTAGATATGTCATTTAATAATGGAGATATTGTGAATTTCGATATATCGGACCCCTCTAATATTGGTAAGAATATAACTTTTGGTACAGAAGTTGATAATTTAAATACACAAGTACATACTTCTTACGTTACAACAGTTGGGGACATAGTCAAATTAGATTTGACAACTTACTATGACTCAGCGGCATACTATTTTGAATCTAACAATCTGAATATGGGTTATATTTCATACACAAATACTGTATATGATACATCTTACTCAGTAACCATAGTCAGTTTGTTCCATCTAAATGGTTCTCACGTTCCTACCATTACATTTGCTCCTGATACAAAATATTTATTTGATCAATCTGACCCTTCGAACGATGGGAACCAAATTATTTTCGGCCGTACACCTGATGATATTGTCAATATCTTAGGTACAAGTGACGGTGTCACTATAGTTGGTTCGCCAGGTCAACCAGGGGCATACACACAATTAATTCTACCATCTAACTTCGATTCATATGAATATTATAGTTACAGTTACAATACAGGTAGTAAAGGTGTCGTAATAGATAATACATATTATTTGAAAGTACAAACGAACGTGTTCAACGAAAAAGTATTTGCTTTTTCAACTACTGAAAATGGAATATATTACAACCAAATGGACGTATCCTTTAATGCAGGTGATAGTATAGTATTCCGAATATCTGATTCTACTATGAGTGAATATAAACTGATTTTTGGTACAGTATTAGACAATAGTGGTACAGAAGTCGCATCCAGTTTTATAAAATCTGTAGAAACACCAGGAGTAACAGGCGCATCAATCTTCTTGGATTTATCAGGGTATAGTGGTAATAAATTATATTATTTCGAAGATACATCCGCAAATATGGGTTATAAGCCACACGAAACGACTTTAAATGAATACATCGTTACAGTATCAGGTTCACTAGAAGTGTTCTATTTGGGTGGTTATCCTAATACAACTATTACATTCCTTGCAGATGAGACATACGTTTTCGATCAATCTCATATTTCTAATGCTGGACACAACCTAGTTATTGGTCGTATACCAGACGATACTAATAATATTCTAGGTACAGAAGACGGTGTTACAATTATTGGAACACCAGGTCAACCAGGTGCATATACACAAATTGTACTACCAAGTGATTTCACTGGTTCACTATGTTATTACAGTTACACTACACCTAATATGGGCACTACAGTAGACAATACATATTATATGAAAGTCGATACAAATGTACTTAATGACGAAATATTCGCGTTTTCAACTACTGAAAATGGAGTATATTACAGTCAGATGGAATTATCGTTCACTACTGGTGATAAAGTAATGTTTCAAATATCTGATTCTACTATGGAAGGACACACATTGATTTTCGGTACAGAAGTCGACAATAGTGGCAGTGCGGTAATACCTTCAGCTTACGCAACAGTTGTAGGAACTCCAGGAACACCAAACGCGTTCATATTCTTGAATCTAACAGGATATACTGGAGATGTAGTACACTATTTCGAAGATACATCCGCAAATATGGGTTACGATACACACGAAACCACTTCAAATGATTACATTGTTACAGTATCAGGTTCACCAGAAGTGTTCTACTTGGATGGTTCTCCTAGTCCACCTATTACATTCGTTGCAAATGAGACATATGTATTCGACCAATCTCATACTTCCAATACTGGAAACCTACTCGTATTCGGTATTATACCAGATAATAGCAGTAATATTCTAGGTACAGAAGACGGTGTCACAATTATTGGAACACCAGGTCAACCAGGTGCATATACACAAATTGTACTACCAAGTGATTTCACTGGTTCATTGCCATATTATAGTTTCAACAATATTGAAATGGGTACTACAGTAGATAAATATTACGTGAAAGTGGCGAAGAATATATTAAATGAGGATGTATTCACTTTTTCAGATGATGAAGATGGAATATACTACAACCAGATGGACTTGTCCTTCAACACAAATGATAGAGCGATGTTTATACTATCGGATAGTACAATGAGTGCACACACCTTGTTATTTGGTACAGAAGTAGACAATAGTAGTAGTACAGTGTTAGTGTCAAATTACAAAACAGCTATAGGAACACCAGGTCAACCAGGTGCATTAATATTCTTGAATTTAGAAGGATACGATGGTAATACAGTGTATTATTTTGAAGATACAACATCACATATGGGTTATCCAGTTATACCTTCTTCCTTCGGAAAAATCACTAACTCGGACACCTACAAAATTATTTCACAGAATACTAGTTCAATAGAAGATACAGACTTTACAATAGAATTATTTGCTATTTTTGATCAACAACTGCCTACAGGTAGTGACTACCACGTATTCTACTTGAATTCTGGTAGTAATAACGTCAACGCAACTATTTACTATCACGGGAGTGGGCTTTTGAAGACAAACTTCAGGAAAACCAATAATCAATTTGAAGAAACAGTTTGGTCAACTCCTAGCTTTCAGATTAATACATGGTATCATTTTGCAGTTGTATCTTATAATAGTATACAATACTTGTATGTTAATGGAGTAAAAAGAACTGTAAATTCTACCACTACTAGTAGCTATAAAACATCAGATGGCTATGGTATCACACCCTATAGAGATACAATAGGTCAAAATATGTACTTATTTGGTAATACAGGTACCAACTATACACATAGAGGCAGCATGACTAATTTCCGTGTTTCTAAGAAAGCCATATACACTGACAATTTTACTGTACCATATCCTACTTTATCCACTAGTCAATCTGCGACACCAACTATTGCCGCTATAGAGTCATCTGATGTCGTTCTATTAATAAATCCTAGTCCAAACGGCAATAATGCAGTTATTGATGAAAGTGAATATAATGCTACACTCATTGTAGATGCAGGAATAACCACAGAATTAAACTTAGGCAAATCTGACATACCACAAGTTTCTGTATCTAATCCAGTAACGATAATTGTTACAGTATCAGGTTCACCAGAAGTATTCTATTTGGATGGTTCTGCAAATCCAAATGTTACATTTGAACCAAGTGAGACTTATATATTTGACCAATCTGATACTTCCAACGATGGAAACCGACTCGTTATTGGTGTCATACCAGATAATATTAGTAGTATGTTTGGCAGAACAGATGGCGTCACAGTCGTTGGAACACCAGGTCAATCTGGGGCCTATACTCAAATTGAAGTACCAAGTGATTTCACTGGTTCACTATGCTACTTCAGTTACAATAATATCGAAATGGGTACTACAGTAGAGAATGTATATTACGTGAAAGTGGCGCAGAATTTGTTCAATGAATATGTATTCGCTTTGTCAGATACTGTGGATGGCACTTATTACAACCAGATGGACTTGTCATTCAATACAGGTTACCAAGCAATGTTCAGAGTATCTGATTCTACTATGGACGGATACACATTGACATTCGGTACAGAAGTAGATAATAGTGGTAGTGCCGTATCAAGTTACATGACCGCTGTAGGAACACCAGGAACATCAGATGCATTTGTATTCTTGAATTTGGCAGGATACAGTGGTGATACTGTTTACTATTTCGAAGATACAATTGCGAATATGGGCTATTCAGTTACAGAAATTCCAACGTCTTTCGGAAAAATCATCAATTCGGTACTTAATGTGCAAAATCCAATGAAAACAGAAATTACTGCTTCAATACAAGATACAGACTTAACAATAGAATACTTTTTTACATTCAATTCACTACCTGTAGGCACTGACCACTATATAATTTTCGATAGTGATGACAGTACTATAAATCATACTGCTAGAACGTTTTATCACGGTAATGGAACTCTAAATACAGTATTTATAACAGCCAATAATTCAGCGGAGTATACATCTTGGTCACACCCTGTATTCCAGACTGATACATTCTATCATTTCGCACTCGTATCTCATAATTCCATACAGAAAGTTTATATTGATGGACTCAAACAAACTGTAAATTCCACAACTACTAGTAGCTATATAACATCAGATGGCTATGGTATTACACCCTATAGAGATATAATAGGCAAGGATATGTTATTCTTCGGCATGCCCAATAGCAATTATACACATAAAGGTAGTATGACAAATATTCGTGTGTCTCAAAAAGCCATATACACTGACAATTTTACTGTACCATATCCTACTTTATCCACTAGTCAATCTGTAACGCCAAATATTTCCTCTCTTGAGTCATCTGATGTTGTTCTATTAATAAACCCCAGTCCAGACGGTAATAACGAAATTATCAATGAAAGTGATTATACTGTTACACTCACTGTAGACCCAACAATAACCACAGAATTCAATATTATTACGGTTATAACACGTATTGTTACAGTATCAGGTTCACCAGAAGTATTCTATTTGGATGGTTCTGCAAATCCAACTGTTACTTTCCTTCCAAGTAATATTCTTGTCTTTGATCAATCTGATACTTCCAACGATGGAAACCAACTCGTTATTGGTGTCATACCAGATAATAGTAGTAATATTTTAGAGAGGTCAGATGGTGTCACAATCGTTGGTATACCAGGTCAACCTGGGGCCTATACTCAAATTGAAGTACCAAGTGATTTCACTGGTTCACTATGCTACTTCAGTTACAATAATATCGAAATGGGTACTACAATACAGAATGTATATTACGTGAAAGTGGCACAGAATTTGTTCAATGAATATGTATTCGCTTTGTCAGATACTGTGGATGGCACTTATTACAACCAGATGGACTTGTCATTCAATACAGGTTACCAAGCAATGTTCAGAGTATCTGATTCTACTATGGACGGATACACATTGACATTCGGTACAGAAGTAGATAATAGTGGTAGTGC